GCATACCAACCTGGCATTGCGCCCAGTAAACAGGGTGAACTTCTTGAAGTCCCTTAGCCTTGAGTGCCTTGAACTTCTTTGTATTCATGGTCTTGAACTCAAGCGTATGCGGCTGGCCGCTCTCAGGGAATCCCTCACCAACGCCATCAAGGCTTAGCGCAAAGTGACCACCACACGCTTCAAAGCGAACCTGCTTGCCTGTTTCTGGGTCGCGTTCCCACACCTTGATACCAATGTCACGCAGGTTTCTGACGATACGCTCTTCTTCCCTATCGCCTGTCTCAAACAAGCGCAGGATCCGTCCATCAAAGTTAGGGGACCAAGCCCAACGAAACTGATACCACAAAGCACGGCTGCACTCGTTCCCAATCTGGGAACCACCCAAGTGAGGGCGATGCTCATTCTTTCGCTTGTCTTTGTAGTGCTGATAGATACGCCGGATTGTTTCCGGCGTTGTGTGCTGCTCTAGGTTCATCACCTACCTCCGTTCATCCAGTAATGGGGCGGATATACCGCCCCATGCCTAAATCAACGCTTCCATGGTGGCGTAGATGCCCCTGACGCTGCCTGAGCGGGTTCAGGAGCGGCGCTCCCGCCATTTGTGGCCTCGTATCCTGCAATCTCATTTGAAGGACCGTAGTTCCCATCGCCAGGCTTTACCTTGACCTTAACCATAAACGGCTTGTCGTGGAGGTCAGTACTGTCGCGCGGTGTCATAACACCGATGGCTCGACAGATGGCCGACAAAGTTCGCTGTGCGATCTCAACAGCCGTGCTGTTTGGATTGTTGAGGTTCAGACGCTCAATAAGTTTGCGGCCTTGATACTCGCCTTCGATGATTTCGGCGGACAGTTGAAGGTAGCTGCCAGTCTGTGCCTTTGTGGGTTTCTCTTCACTTTCTGTGAAGACGGCCTTGTACCATCCCGCTGGGATCGGCTCATATGTGGTTGTTGGATCGACTGTACCTGCGTCAAAGCCAGAAAGATTCATACTCATGGGTCGGGTCTCCTTATTTAGCTGCCCATTGATCAAAGGGGTTGCCACCGTCAAAAGTGAACGGAAGCGGTTCGGTGATATTGAAGCGGTTCTTGGTGACACTTGCTGCCTGCGGATGACAGATTACTTCGCGCTCCTGTGTGCTGATAGCGCGTTTCTTATCACCATCGCCACCGCGAACAAATGTCTTGAGGCGAACCATGCAGACAGCATCAACATTGTCCGTGTAGTGTGCGATGCACTTCTTGTGCAGTCTAACACTATAACGATTGTATTGATCCATGTCTGGCAGATCCATCGTTTCCACATCAGCGTGACCGATGAACACGACGTTCATGCCTTTCTCATAGGCCAGCGCACCTGCCCATTCACGGATCTGACGATGCCGCTCGGAGGCCGCGCTGTATCCAGCGCCGTAGCCACCACCCGCTTGGTTGATTGATTTTGCCTTGGGGTCAGATGCCACAATCTCATGCTCGATCATCGTTGCGAGTTGAGTAATGCTGTCAAGAACAAGTGTCTTGTAGTCATGCTCTTGTGTGGCCAGTGCCTCAATACCGTCCAGAACATCCTGTGTGGATGTGGCAAGTGGGAACATGGCAACATTCTCATTCCCTTGTAGGGATGCAGTTCCATCCTCTGTGCGGATGAATACAGGATTTGGGAACATTGCGGACAGAGTCGTTTTTCCCATACCCCCCTCTCCAAAAAGAGTAATGATAATAGGACGTTGCCCTGTCGGCTTTTCAAGTTGCGATAGGTCGATTGCCATCAGATATTCTCCACTTTCACGCTGATCTTTCCTTTTTTACTCGTAAATGCAGGCGCAACCTTTGCCCACATCTTTGGTTCGTTCTCCTCCAGCCACTTGATACCAGAAGAATCAGCCTCAAGTTTTTCTTTTACTGGACGGAGTTGTTCTGGGATTTTGTGCTTAACACCTTCCCACATTTTAGCATCAAGCGAACGACGCACTGGTTGCGTTAGTGTCACTTTGTGCTCTTCCAATTTGTGTGTGATGCTGCCTTCGTCTTTCACGTCAAGGGCGGCAGCAAGTTCACCCTCGATCTTGATGCGGCGCAATGCGGCATCCTGTTCAGCACGTTTGGCAACAAGCCAATCACGCGCCAAAGCGTCAATGTTGCTCATAGCAACTCTCCATTTCTACTTCCAACGCCTTGCACTAAACATTGATTTTTGCGATAAGTCAAGGGCGCTTTGCAAGATTTATCATGGAGGATGAAATGAACACAGAGTATGCCATCAAGGTATTCGGAACACGTAGAAAGTTGGCAGATGCACTTGGGATTAGCACGCAAGCGACATACCAGTGGGGCGACACGGTTCCCAAGTTGAGAGCTTATGAAGTACTTGATATTGAACAGAATCTCAAGAATCCTGTTCCCAGCGATGAATGATTGATGGACGACCCTTGCCTTCCGGCTTAACCACAAGGCGCTCAACGGGGAAGTCCTCAACAACCATTGCCAGCAGGCCGTCTCGTTCGTGTTTCTTCAGGTTTCCAAGGCGCGGGACGGCCTTGATCAATTCTGACATTTTCATACCGACACTGCCTGATTCCCTTATTGACTCAGCGACAGCCTTGCGTAGTCCATCCGTATCCCCCTCGGATATGCGAACATCCATGATCTCAAGTGTCTGACGCAGATAGAAATCAACGTAGTCGATAGCCCATTGCGCAGAAACAGAACTGATTTCCTTGTCGCCCAGGCTCACTGCCACAATCAAGGACAGGCGCATGGCAACTTCACGGGATCTGTTCATCATGTCGGCAATCATCGGGCTTGATGTGTTCTGCCTGTCGGTGATGGTGATCTCATAGTCACGGAGCAGAGTTCTGGCCTGTTCAGAGAACGGTATCATTAGGGGAACAGGTGGAAAGTCGTTCCCTTGATCTGACATCATGCTGGCACCATCGCCTTGAGTGGTGGATACATCCTTAATCCAGTCCACGACGATCTTGGGGACATCAATCTGGTCTGGATTGCGGGATAGTTCACGCGGTCTTTTGCTCTCCACAATCAAGATGCGATTCAAGAACCCGCTGGCCACGTCTTTTGCCCCAACAGCCTCATAGAATGTTTCTGGCGTTGTCATGCCAATGATGGACAGGCTTGGGCTTCTGATTTCGATCTGCATTGCCTTCTTTTGTGCTTCCGTCATTTGCACCATTGAGTAACCGACATTGCGCAATGTCTTTGTCTGCCGTCCCCATGCTTCCATAAGCATGGTTAGAGCGTCTTTCTTGTTCTGATTTCCCTTGGCCGATGCAGATGCCAGCATGGAGCCAAATTCGTCTATTACAGCGATGTGGCTTGGTTTTTCCTTCAGGGCCGATAAGACGGCACTGGATGATGTATAGCCGCTAGGTCCGCGCAAGTGCATTGCGTCAGCCGCCTCAAGGCATTCTTCAATCACGGTGTTTGCATGTTCTTTCCCCGAACCTGTCTTGCCTACATTCAGGAAGTACAGGCTAGACATATTTCGATTGTCGGTCACGAAACGCCGCCCCATTGAAACAGAGCCAATCGCAAGGGCTGTTTGCACGTCAAATTGAGGCTGTGACTTGATTGCTGTTTTCGCACTGTAAGTGACGATCTCCCCAAGCACACCCGGAACTGTCAGGAGATGCTTTGGAATGCCGTGATTTTCACTTGGTGTGTCTTTCTTCCACGATGCAGCAACAGCCGCTCCGTGTTTGATCATCTCCCTGTCTTCTTCTGTCGGGCCTTGCGGTAGCGATTTGATGTCCAGCATATCTGCTGCTGCCTTCACCGCCGCAGATACGTTGCCCAGATGTTCGTATTGCACGAATACTTCAAATGCATCAAATGCATGTTCCGGGTCAAATGGGTCTGATGCGTGGTGGCTGTAGGCTTTACCATCATCAAACACCGCAACGCCTGGCATACCGGTTGTGCTATTGGGGGAGAGCCACCTCCGCCCGAACTGGCGGTATCCAGCCTTTCTTAGAGCATCTGTTATGGTGACGGCCTCGTTATAGGCGGCGATGACGCTTGTCTGCTCACCGTCAATCCGTCTCTTCTTAGCAGGCGGCTGGAACTCAGGTGCTTTCTTCCAAGGGCAGGCATCTGCAAGCTGGGGGCGAAACCTGTCCCAGTCTCGCCACAAGGTGAGGAGTTGATGGGGTAGTTCTGGCAGGCCATTGTCAATGGATGGTCCTGCCCATTGATATGGGTTTCCCGTGTCAGGATGGATTGATGGGGGCAGAACATCCTGAACAGAACCTGCGCGCAGTTCAAAGACAACTTCCGTTTTGCGAGGGTCACCCTCTACCGGCCAACTGATTTTACGTGTCGTCATTTGCAGGTCGTCAGGTGCCTTGAACAGAACCTTACCACGGTCTGGCCTGCCAATAATTCGGGGTGCGCCACTCAGTATGCTGTCGAGGTCAATGTTCATCGCCTCGAATGCCACACGGGTGTTATCCATGTGATCAATGTCGAGAGCAACCGTGCCGCTTAGTGAGTGGAGCAGGCCGATGTTGTGTGTCGGGTTGGCTTTCCAAAATGAAGCCTCAGCAGCTTTTGTCTGCCAAGAGAAGGTTGATGGTGCCTTGCTGCCAGCCGGGATGGGAACCAGTGCCCACCCGAGGGACTGGTAGTGCTTGGCATAGTCGTGGGTTGATGTTAGGTTGTTTCCCATTGGAACCACCCTCCATTTCAGGTTTCAATCAGGGGGTCGGCTGTTCGCGCAGCGCGGCCCCTTTTCTTTGAGCACAATGGCATCGAGTTTAGTGGGTGTCAAGTTTAGTCGGCCAGAATCGTGACATGACTGTAAATTCTAATCCTAAGTTCTTGGCGTTTTGGGGTTGGTAACGATTTTAATGAAAGGGCGTGAATCCCCAAGAAAACAAGGGGTATAGCGTAGTAGTATATATAGAAGAGATATTTTTTTATTATATTAGTATCCTACTCTCTGTCTTCTATCTCTTGGGGATTCCGTGGGGGAGTATCGGGGTTGCTCAAAAATAAGAGTTTTATGAATTTAATGATTCGTGGTTTGGTGTGTCCCAAGTTGGGACAGACAGATTTGCAAAAAAAAGGGGAGCCGGTTGGCTCCCTAATTCCCACTTGCGGGGGTATGGTATCACCAACACCACATGCCATCCGTCCATCGCCAGAGTACATCACCGGCCAGGGCGTGAACGATGATGCCCTCAGTCGTGGCGCTTATTTCCACCAGCAGGATCGAGAGGAAGTCGAGGAAGTCGGAGGTAGAGAGACAGCGGTTCATGTTGTGGGTTCCTTGTAGTCGGTGCAGGTGCGGCTGTAGTCGGAAGATGAGATCGGCATCTTCAGTTCAACGGATCGACGGCGATCTTCGTCGGTGAGGTAGCGCCAGCAGGATCTGTTGATGCAGTCGCTGTGGCAGAATGTCTTGTCTTTGTAGCAGAGCATCTGGTTCATTCCTTCTCGGGGAGGGGGATTGCGGAGTCGAGGATGGCATAAACAACAGCTTCGGCCAAATCCTCAGTGGTGAAGTTCGATCCCATCTCGTTGTCGATGGTGCGCTCAACCAGTTCGACAAGATTATCAATGTCGCCGCCACACAGCGCCTCTGCAAGCCGCTCACGGGCTTCATGGATGTGGACGGGCTGCTTGGTCCAGAACGCCACCAGCAGGCTCTCTGAGGCTTCTCTGAGGGCATAGCGGGTTTGTAGGTAGTCGGTCATGTTCATTCTCCTAGAATGGTGGCTCAGTATCTCCGGGGGTTGGTCGCCAGACGCGCTGTGGCGCAGCCTGGAGTGGCTTTGAGGGT